TGATGACTTACGAAACTGGCTTGCTTCATACGGCGTACGGCTTGACGCTCACTTTACAGGCAAAAACAAATGGGATACTTCCTTTGGTGTTGCGTCAATGTCTAACCTCTTTGGCACAGTCCGTGACGAGAAGTTCCAAAAAAACAACATTATAGAATTACCATCATCAGATGGGTCTGAAGGTATTAAGGCTCTTACTCAGCAATTGCTGACGTGGAAGCCAGAGACCAGAGGCAAGACTGACTGTGTTATGGCTTTATGGTTTGCAGTAATTCGTATTCGTGAATTAATGCAATCGTCAAGTCGAGTAGGACAGTATGCACAAAACAGATGGGCTACCCGAGCACAAGTATCTCATCGTAACTCAATTAACTTAGATGAAGCGTTTGCTTCTCAATGGTCTGAACAATACGGATAGGACAACAATGGCTTTATCAATGGAACAGATTGCTGCGCGAGTTCAATCGCTGCGCTATCGTAACAACGAGCGTGATGCTCGTAACCTAGATGTCCTTGCTGTACGTAAAGGAAAAATTGCTGAAGTATATCCTGACTTTTTTCCAGACGGAGTAGATGCAAATGTCGTTGCGAATTTTGTTGACATTGTTGCCCGTGACTTATCCGAAGTTATGGCACCACTACCAGCCGTCAACTGCTCGGCAGCGAATACGGTTAATGACCGTGCTCGTAATTTTGCGGATAAAAGAACTCGCATTGCTGCTAATTATTTTCAAAATTCTGACCTCGCGGTCCAAATGTATTCAGGAGCAGACTGGTACATAACATATGGTTTCGTCCCTTTCATTATTGAATTAGACGAAGATAGCAAGTTGCCACGTATCCGAATAGAAAATCCAATCGGGGCTTATCCTGAGTTTGACCGCTATGGGCGATGTGTTGCATTTGCGAAAAGATATACACTGACATTAGGTGAATTGGTTTCACAATTCCCTGAGTATGAAAGAGAGTTGCTTGGTGGCTATGGCTACAAGCAAGACCTCAATCATCAGGTTGAAATGATTCGTTACTACGATAAAGACCAGTCAGTTATTTACATCCCATCAAAAGATAATCTAATCTTATCAAAGGCTAATAACCCGCTTGGCAAGATGATGGTTGTTGTTGCACGTAAGCCATCAGTTGATGGCGAATTGCGTGGACAGTTTGATGACGTACTTGGAATCCAACTGCTTCGCAACCGTTTTGCATTACTTGCAATGGAAGCAGCAGAGAAATCTGTACAGGCTCCAATCGTACTTCCTCAAGATGTTCAAGAATTGCAACTTGGTGGAGATGCAGTTATCCGCACAAACAATCCAGCAGGTGTGCGCCGCGTTGAACTATCAATTCCACAAGGTGCATTTACCGAACAAAGTATTCTTAATCAAGAACTTCGTGTTGGAACACGTTATCCCGAGGGACGTACGGGAAACATTGATGCTTCTGTTGTTACTGGACAGGGTGTACAGGCTCTTATGGGAGCATTTGATACACAGGTTAAATCAGCACAAGCAATCTTCTCATCTGCTTTACGTGATGTAATTAGCGTTTGTTTTGAGATAGATGAAAAAATCTTTCCTGATGAAAAAACAATTCGTGGTGTTGATTCAGGTTCACCATATGAAATTACATATAAGCCTTCTAAAGACATCAAGAGTGACTACTCTGCAGATGTACGTTACGGAATGCTTGCTGGTTTAAACCCAGCACAGGGACTCATCTTTATGCTTCAGGCTTTGGGTGGCGGTCTTATCTCTAAGGATATGGCTATGCGTGAACTTCCATTTACGGTTAACGTAACTCAAGAACTTGAAAAAATTGAAATTGAAAAGATGCGTGATTCACTTGTTGGTTCATTAGCATCTATGTCACAGGCTATACCTCAAATGGCAATCCAGGGGCAGGACCCAACAGATTTAATTCGTAAGATGGCTGATGTTATTAACTCACGTAAATCTGGAAAGCAAATTGAAGATGCTATTCAAGATGCGTTTCAACCTGAGAATCCTCCTGCTGGTGAACAAATACAGTCTGAGCAACCTGTCCCCGCTGCTCCTGGTGAACCACCAGCAGGAGGCGCTCTTCCAAGCGCCGCACCAATGGCGGAAGAAAGACCAGGATTACAAACACTTCTTAGTACATTAACTGGAGAAGGTGGAACAAAAAGCGCATCGCGTTTAAGTCAACAACGAGCAGTATAGGAGTAAACCATGGCAACACCTCGTAAGAGAAAAGTAAAAACTGTTGCTAATGAAGATTACTCTAAATTAGATATGTATTGCATTTGGTTACATGAATACTATTGTGCGTTAATCCGCGCTGGGTTTAAATCAGATGTTGCTATGACAGTTATGATGGATAAATTATCTTACCCTGATTGGGTAGAATATAAAATGCCAAGAGAAATTGATATTCAAAATTACATGGATGAGGATGAGGACGAATAATGGGCGGAATGGGAAGCGGCGGATACAAACAACCTATGAATCCAGCACCAGTATCAGGTCCTGGTGCTCTATCACAACGTACTGATGGCGGAGCGGTTGAGGGTATGACACAACCAGTACAGCAATATACTGGTTTTGAATACGGCATGAATAAAGAAATTAATGATATGCAGTCTGCACAGCCTCTTGCTGGTGATGGTATGCCAGCAGTTCCATTGACTGCACCTACACAATTTCCAGACCAACCAGATTCATTTGGTGCATCATGGGATGAAACCACTCCTGGCATTGATACAACTTTTGTTCAGGGAGTACGTCCAGCAGATGCTTCTAGCGTTGCTTATAAGAATTCGCAATTTGATACATCTGGTCAATGGGAAGCAGTCTATAACAGAATTAATTTGGCTTAATGTCATTAAATCAACCAAGTAGACTTACACCTAAACGTATTGACACTACGCTTGCTAATGATAACCCACAAATGTATGCAGCAACCCTTGCGGGTTCTCCTACACCTGAAGAGCAAATGATTTCTACTAATCTACAGTATCTTCTTAAACTTGATAAAAAATTAGTTACATCACGTGACTTAGGTAAAGCACGTAACGAATATAAAAAACTAGACCCAATAGTTAAGCAGGGTCTTATTGCTTTAAATTCAAATGCCGATTATCAATTAGAAGAACAAAGTATTATTAGTAAAATTGGTCATGGTATTCTTCATGGAATTACATCTCCATTTAGAAATGTTATTGGTGCTGGTGAAGACTATATTAAATCACTCAATACACCTTACAAGGCTATCCGTCAATTAACTGATACTGGTAAAAGCAACAAAGAAAAATTAGATTATGTTCTTTCACGTAAGAACTTTACTGATGTTTATGATGGTAAAAATTCATGGGACGAAGTTGCTAGCAAAAAACTTAACGACAAACATGGAATAGCAATGAGCACACTTGCTCGCGGTTTTATTGATGGTAAAAAACCTGGTGAAATTTTACGTGAGTACGGCGAACTTGATAGCGAAATGGTTAGAGCCTTTCGTGATTTTTCAGATTATGTTTGGTACGAGGGACTATCAAAAACTGATAAAAATGCAAAGATGACTCCTGGTGCTCAGCGTTACTTAGATGCTAAGGCTGAAGCAAAGGCTTACCAAATTAATCCTGGTAATGATTTTACTAACTGGGCAAACTCAAACCACCCACCAAAAGAAGGTGGCATATGGGGTGCTGTTATTCCTGTTTTATTGGGACTACCTACTTTAGGTGCAGGTGCTGTAAGTCAAAGTAAAGATGGCGAAAGATGGTTAGTTCAGAATCCTAATCCATTTAGTAAAGACACCTTTGTTTCTCCTTCTGGGCAAATTAATGCTGCTTACAGTGTGGCAATTGACCCACTAACTTGGCTTACTGGCGGTACCTCTAAAGCAATACTAGCACCAGAAAAACTTGCTGAAACATTTAACAATGCTGCAGTTGCTGGTAAAAACGTAGACCTTCGTATTGCTGATTTGTTTTCTGACCCACGTGTGGCTGCAAAACATGAAGCGTTAGCAAATGCTATTAATGTATTTCGTGATGCTAAAATTGCAAAGGATATTCCTAAGCAAGGTTATGCTCGTCAAAACATTGCTACTTATTTTCCAGAGTATAATGAAGAAAAATTAATTGACGACCTTGTAAATACTAAGGTCCTTGATGAGAACCAAAATTTAGTTCCAGTAACCGATTTAGATACAATGAAAAAGTTTTTTGAAATCGGTGAAAACACTAGTTATATCACTATGGGTAGCATGCAGAACAATATGTTCTACCGTGAGAATCACGTTATGCTTGAACGAAGAACTCGTAAACTAACTGATGGTATGCGTGCACTTTACGACCAAGTATTTAACGGTGTTGATACTAAAATTCTTAATGGACAAAAG